CTGACTAATGGACGAACAACAAGAACCACTCACAGAAATCGAACAGTCACGAGCTGACACTGGGTTTCGTTATTACGTCGTCAAACCCGACGAACTCTACACGGGACTTGTTAGCGCAGTAGATGCTGACCGTGGCTATCCTAACAAACAAGGCACAACACTCACCGGACTACCACCTGTTGCTAGCCTTGCTGAAGCCACCGACGGCAGTGGACGACTAATAGCCATCGACTGCTGGAGATTCACCGCTAACGATGACGCGATGCTTGAAGATGCCGAGGGTGTTCAAGAGCTTACCCAACTAGAATTTTTATCAATCAAACCTCAACCTACTGAGGACTTACCATGAATTTCAAAACTGCTAAATCCGTATATGACTCCCTTGAAGGGAAGCGCTACCAATACTTAGACCGCGCCAGGTCGTGCTCTAAGCTTACCCTTCCGTATGTCATGCCCGAAGAGGGTCACGGACCACACAGCAGACTAGACACACCTTTTCAGGGCGTTGGGGCTCGCGGAGTAAATAACCTCGCCTCCAAATTACTGTTAGCACTCCTTCCGCCTAACGCCCCGTTCTTTCGATTGAACATCGACAAATATGCCCTAGCGAACGAAGGGGCACCAGAAGAGCTTATTTCCGAGATTGAAACCAGTCTACAACAAGTCGAGGAGTCAGTCATGAGTGAGATCAGTAGGGAGGCCTACCGGACTGCCATTCATGCGGCCCTTAAGCATCTGATTGTGACTGGTAATGTGTTGTTGTATTTGCCTGATGAAGGAGGCATTCGAGTGTTCCACTTAGACCGCTTTGTGGTTGACCGGGACCCGATGGGCAACGTGCTTCACATAGCCACCAAAGAGAACCTTAGCTACGAGGCAGTGGACGATGAGGTCAAGGCGGCCTTAGCGAGCTCTGGAGGACAACCCACTGACGAGATTCACCTCTACACTGCTGCTTGCCGGGAAGGGGATAACTTTGTGATTTACCAAGATGTCAACGGGGTCGCCTTGCCGAGCTCAGGGGGCACAGTGAAGGCTGACAAGAATCCATTCATTCCCCTTAGGTTCTCCCGGATCGACGGTGAGAGCTATGGTCGTGGTTACGTTGAGGAATACTTAGGTGACCTACAGTCACTTGAGGGACTCACTCGGGCCATCGTTGAGGGATCAGCGGCAGCGGCCAAGGTGATGTTCCTGGTGAATCCTAATGGCACTACACGGGCCCGGACGTTGGCTGAAAGCCCTAGTGGTGCTATCGTCCAGGGTAATGCTGCTGATGTAACAACACTACAACTAAACAAGGTGAACGACTTCAGGACCGCCCAAGCGTCGATCCAAGTGATCTCTGACCGACTCGGTTCGGCCTTCTTGCTTACCTCGGGTGTTGTGCGTAATGCTGAGCGAGTGACTGCTGAGGAGATCCGTATGCTTTCACAAGAGCTCGAGTCGGCCTTAGGGGGGTTGTATTCGTTGTTGTCAACTGAGATGCAGATGCCCTTTGTCAACAGGCTCATGGATGTCATGAAGCGCAAGAAGAAGCTACCTGCCCTCCCTAAGGACGTAGTGAGCCCAGTGATCATCACAGGGGTCGAGGCGCTAGGCCGAGGGAACGACCTACAGAAGCTTGACTTGTTCCTTGCAGGCGCAGCGCAAGTGGTAGGCCCACAAGCTGTTGCTGAGTTTGTGAATGTTGGAGAATATTTCCAGAGGCGAGCAACCTCGTTGGGCATCAAGACCGCTGGACTCGTCAAGAGCCAGGAAGAGATGCAAGCTGAGCAACAACAAGCCCAACAGATGGCTATGTTGCAGCAAGTAGCACCTCAGGGCATTAAGGCCCTTTCTGACCAATCTATTGAACAACAACGGCAACAAGGGGCACCTGAACCTGAATAACTAATAAATGGCCGAACTACAAACCAGCACGATGGTAAGCCCGTCAGTGCAAGAACAAGAAGCAACTGATAACACAGAAGCAATGGCCCAAGCTTGGGATGACAAGCAGGAGGCACTACAACAAGAACTTGGGGATGGCTTAGCGCCTGAGCCCGAGGAACAAGCACAGGACCGCCCTGAGTGGCTCCCTGAGAAGTTTTCAAGCCCGGAAGACATGGCGAAAGCCTATGGTGAACTCGAGTCGAAGCTTGGTAATCCCACTGAGGAACCAACCGAGACCGAGGAACCGTCCGAGGCATTCCAATCAATCAACCAAGCCACCGAGGAGTTCATGGAAGCAGGGACACTCAGTGACGAGACCTTCAAGTCACTGGAGGGTTCAGGGCTCCCTCGTGAGCTCGTTGAGTCGTATATAGCCGGACAACAAGCAATCGCTGAGAGTCAGACCGCTGCCGTCTTTGAGATCGCAGGGGGCCAAGAGAGCTACACAGCGATGGCTGAGTGGGCCACTGAGTCCCTTGATGAGGCCTCGTTAGATGCGTTCAACCAGATTGTTGAGACAGGCACAATTGACCAAGCTAAAGTAGCAGTCCAAGGGCTCTACGCTCAGTATCAGTCGGCCAATGGGGCTGCACCTAAGCTCGTCCAAGGGAACACCTCGGGCAATGCTGTGTCTCCGTTTGGTTCGTCCAAGCAAGTCAGTATGGCTATGCGGGACCCTCGGTATAACAGTGACCCAGCGTATCGTAAAGAGGTGCAACAGCGCCTTGCAATCTCTGACGTCCTTTAAATCATGAGCACAATAATTAACTACATTATCGACAACAAAGATACCCTTATCAGCACCCTTACGGCTATCGTTGCAGCCGCTTCAGCCATCGCTGCGCTGACGCCGACGCCTACCGATGACTCGATTGCTGCTAAGCTCTACAAGGTTGTTGATTGGCTCGCTCTTAACGTAGGGAAAGCCAAAGATAAATGATCGCGACTGTTGTTCGATTACTCATAGCCTTCCCTAAGTTGGGGAGGCTTTTTCTTTCTATAAGAGATGAATACACTAAAGAGCTTGCTAATCGCAGGCACACTAGGAATCGCCTGCTTATCAACAACTGGGTGCACGACTCTAAGGCCAAGCCGGATACCCGAAATGATCCAGAGGCTTGATGCCCATGACTTTGATACGGACGAGAAACAAACAATCTCTGCGCTCCTTCACTACATTAACTACCTAGAGAATGAGTTGTAGTGCATGGTTCGGTGGCTCAGCGATTCCTCAAGACGACCCTGAGCCGATCTTAGCGATCTGCGTAGGGCATAGCCGTGCGGTAGACATGGGGGCTTCCTCGTGCGACAACACAACCACTGAGTGGGACTATAACCTAAGGGTGGCTAAGGCCATGAAGGAGCACCTCGATGTTCCTAGTATGATAGTATGTGAGTATCAAGGAGAGAACTACTTTGATGCCATGGAGTGGCTAGGGGAGTTCTTAAAGGCCAAGAAGGTCAAGGCGGCCATCGAGCTCCACTTTAACTCAGCAAGCGCGTCAGCACACGGAAGCGAGATGCTTTACTGGCACAGGTCCAGTAAGGGCAAGAAGATCGCTGAGTGTCTACAGGAGGTTGTTGTAAATGAATTTAAAACAAGGGACAGAGGCGTTAAGCCACGGACAAAGCAAGAGCGAGGCTCGAAGTTTCTCCGGGTTACTCCATGCCCCTCAGTGATCGCTGAGCCGTTCTTCGGGTCCAATATGGACGACTGGAATCAATTTAAACTTAACCACGATAGCCTGGGTGTTGCTTTGGCTAACGGATTTAACAACTACTATAATCATGAAACGTCAAGGAGTCAGCCTCAGGAAGGAACACAAGTCTAAGAAAGGTGGCCTTACCGAGAAAGGACGGAAATACTACAACAACAAGACTGGGAGTAAACTTAAGAAACCTCAGCCTGGTGGTGGTCCCCGTAAGAGATCGTTCTGTGCACGCATGAGCGGCGTTAAGGGCCCGATGAAGGATGCTAAGGGACGCCCTACGCGCAAAGCGTTAGCACTAAGGCGCTGGAAATGTTAAAGATTATGTATAATAAAAACAAAGTTAAACGAAAAGGCCTTCGCATCAAAAAGAAGAAGTGAAAGAACAAGTAACCTTCAGTTGAAGCATGGCTAAAATATGTCCTAAAGGAATCGCATGGGCTAAGCGCAAGTTCGACAAGTATCCGAGCGCTTAC